TGTTTTCTTCCGTATTTAGATGATAGTGCGGAGGGTCTTGTTGACTGTCTATCGGAAGTTAATTGGCTCTCAATGCTAGGAGGCGGTGTTGGAATCGGTATTGGTATTCGTTCAGCTGATGACAAATCTGTTGGGGTTATGCCTCATCTACGCACTTATGATGCTTCTTCTCTTGCTTACAGACAAGGTCGAACTCGTAGAGGCAGCTATGCTGCTTACTTGGATATTTCCCATCCTGATATTCTTATCTTTTTAGAAATGCGTAAACCTACTGGCGACCAAAACATGCGTTGCCAGAATTTACATCATGGAATTAATGTAACTGATGATTTCATGCATATGATTGAGCAAGCAATGCTTGACCCACATGCAGATGATACATGGGAACTCAAAGACCCCCATAGTGGTGAAGTGCGTGATAAAATATCCGCTCGTGAATTGTGGCAACGAATCTTAGAAATTCGTATGCAAACAGGCGAACCATATTTGCATTTCATTGATACAAGCAATCGTTTGATGCCAGAGTTTCAAAAGAAACTTGGTCTATCAATCAAACAATCAAACTTGTGTAGTGAAATTATTTTACCAACCGACAAAGAGAGAACGGCAGTATGTTGTCTCTCGTCACTAAACTTGGAATATTTCGATGAATGGAAAAACGATTCTCTTTTCCTTGCTGATATTGCAGAAATGCTTGACAATGTTCTTCAGTATTTTATTGATAATGCACCTCCCCCCGTTCAGCGTGCAATTTACTCAGCCAGTCGTGAGCGCTCTATTGGGGTGGGTGCGCTAGGTTTTCATGCATATCTACAAAAGAGCAACCTTGCATGGGAATCACCAATGGCAACTGGCGCAAATATCAAAATGTTTAAACATATTAGAGAGGGATTAGATGCAGCAAATCTTAAATTGGGTAAAGAAAGAGGTGAAGCTCCTGACTGTGCTGGTACTGGTCGTAGGTTTGCACATGTCATGGCTGTGGCACCCAATGCTTCTAGCAGTATTCTCATGGGCAATACTTCTCCTTCTGTTGAGCCTTTTAGAGCTAACGCATACAGACAGGATACTTTAAGTGGGTCGTTTTTAAACAAGAACAAATACTTGGATAAAATTATCAAGGAGAAATGTGATGCAGACAGTAAACTCGACTACAATGAGATTTGGTCGTCAATCATTGCAAACGATGGATCGATACAACACCTCGACTTTCTCGATGAATGGCAAAAAGATGTATATAAAACCTCTATGGAAATTGACCAAAGATGGATTGTGGACCATGCAGCTAACAGACAAAGTTACATTGACCAGGCACAAAGCATCAACTTGTTTTTCAGACCTGATACCAATGTAAAATATTTACATGCGGTTCACTATCAAGCATGGAAACAAGGATTAAAAACACTATATTATTGTCGTAGTGAAAAGTTGGCAAAGGCCGACAAAGTTGCAAAGAAGATTGAAAGACAAGTAATAGAAGAAATCGATTTAAAACAATTGGCATCTGAAGAAGTATGCCTAGCTTGCGAGGGATAAATGGTAAAGAAAAAACACGATTTAACAGACGAAAGACAGAGTTTCAAACCTTTTTATTATCCATGGGCTTATGAGGCGTGGTTGCGCCACGAACAAATTCATTGGTTACATACTGAAGTGCCGATGCTTGAAGATGTAAAAGATTGGAAGAATAGATTGACCGCAAGCGAGAAACAATTTCTTACACACATTTTCCGTTTCTTCACACAAGGTGATGTGGATGTTGCTGGTGGTTATGTAAAGAATTATCTACCATATTTCCCACAACCAGAAGTTCGTATGATGTTGTTAGGTTTTGCAGCTCGTGAAGCATTACACATTGCCGCATATTCGCACTTGATTGAAACATTGGGTCTACCAGATACCATGTATAATCAATTCTTAGAATATGATGCCATGAGACAGAAACATGACTATGTGTTAGACATTGCAGGTCAGAATTCTACAAAACAAAACACAGCAAAACACATTGCAGTATTCTCCGCATTTACAGAGGGTATGCAGTTGTTTTCGTCATTCATTATGTTGTTGAATTTCCCTCGCAATGGCACAATGAAGGGTATGGGTCAAATCGTTACATGGTCAATCGTTGATGAAACAATGCACACCGAGTCCATGATTAAATTGTTTAGAACTTATATTGAAGAAAATAAAGAAATTTGGAATGATGAACTCAAAGGTGAATTATATACTATTGCAGAACGCATGGTTACACTTGAAGATAAGTTTATTGATTTGGCATTCCAAATGGGTGAAATGACACGCCTAAGTAGTGAAGATGTGAAACAATACATTCGTTATATTGCAGACCGCAGATTGATTAGTCTTGGTCTCAAAGGTATCTTTAAAGATAAAAAGAATCCATTGCCATGGGTTGAAGAAATGGTCAACTCACCTGTGCATGGAAACTTCTTTGAGAACCGAGTTACCGATTATGCCAAGGGTGCCTTGTCAGGAAATTGGGATGATGTATGGGGTAAAGCTGCTTGATAGAATTAATATACTTGCTTGTATGCACACATATAACAATCATATGCGTGACACTTTATTTACATAGAGGGCAAGCACACAGAGGTATAGAGTTTCATCCGATTGTAGAACACTTTATGAGATTCTGGTTGTGGTTAACAACTGGTATGGTGACAAGAGAATGGGTTGCGGTTCATCGCAAGCATCATCGTTTTTGTGAGACACCGCAAGACCCACATTCACCAAGAGTTTATGGCATTTGGAAAGTTTTATTTGGAGGTGCGTTTTTATATGCAGATGCAACCCAAGATAGAAAGATGGTTGAACAATTTGGTGTTGGTACTCCAAATGATTGGGTCGAAAGAAATATATACAATCGATTCGAATTTCATGGCGTAATTTTGTTGTTGATTATGAATACTCTACTTTTTCATGGGTGGGGTATAGTTATTTGGTTGGTTCAAATGGCATGGATTCCATTTTGGGCAGCAGGCGTTGTCAACGGTCTAGGTCATTGGTGGGGTTATCGAAATACAAATACGAAAGATAGTTCCACAAACATTTCGCCAATTGGTATTATTATTGGCGGTGAAGAATTACATAATAATCATCACGATTCACCTGCAAGTCCTAAGTTATCACAGAAATGGTGGGAGTTTGATGCTGGATGGATGTGGTTAACACTATTAAGAAAAATGCGTTTAGCAAAATTGAAACATGAAAGCAACTAGAGAACAATTAGCACAAGCAATTCAAAAAGAATGGGCAGAAAGTCCACGATGGGCAGGCATTCGCCGTAACTACACCGCAGAGGATGTAGTTAATTTGTATGGTTCAGTCGATGAACAATACACATTAGCTGCAAGAGGCGCTTCAAGACTGTGGACAGATTTACACAATGAACCTTTTGTTAATTCATTGGGTGCATTGACAGGTATGCAAGCACTTCAACAAGCCAAGGCAGGACTTAAAGCCGTTTACCTATCAGGTTGGCAAGTCGCCGCTGATGCAAACATGGCAGGTGAAATGTATCCTGACCAATCACTATATCCTGCATACAGCGTACCAAAAGTTGTAGAAAAAATTAACAACACATTTCGCCGTGCAGACCAAATACAATGGATGGAAGGTGTAGGTGATATCGACTATTTTCTACCAATTGTTGCAGATGCAGAAGCGGGTTTTGGTGGTGTATTAAATGCATTTGAATTAATGAAACAAATGATTCGTGCAGGTGCTGCAGGTGTGCATTTTGAGGACCAACTTGCATCAGTAAAGAAATGCGGTCACTTGGGTGGTAAAGTATTAGTGCCAACAAGAGAGGCAGTCAATAAACTCAATGCAGCTAGACTTGCCGCAGATACGATGGGTGTGCCAACAGTTATTCTTGCACGAACCGATGCAGAGGCCGCAGATATTCTTACATCAGACATTGATGAGAATGATAAACCATTTTTAACTGGTGAAAGAACTGTCGAAGGATTCTATCGCACCAGACCTGGGTTTGACCAATCACTAAGTAGAGGATTGGCCTATGCGCCATATGCCGACTTAATTTGGTGCGAAACAGGCAAACCAGACCTAGAATTTGCACGAAAATTTGCAGAAGGAATTCATAAACATTTTCCAGGCAAGATGTTGGCATACAATTGTTCACCATCATTTAACTGGAAGAAAAATTTAGATGACACCACAATCAGAAAATTCCAACAAGAGTTGGGTGCAATGGGTTATAAGTTTCAATTCATTACTCTTGCTGGGTTTCACGCTCTTAATACTTCTATGTTCGAGCTTGCTAATGGTTACCGTGACCGAAACATGGAAGCATTTGTCGAACTACAAGAAAGAGAGTTTTCGCTTCAAGAATTTGGATTTACTGCTGTCAAGCATCAACGAGAAGTGGGAACCTCCTATTTTGATAGAGTTACAACAACTATTGAGCAAGAATCTTCGACAACTGCTATGAAAAATTCAACCGAAGAGGAGCAATTTCACTAATGAAACTATACATTTTTTTCGCATTAATTATTGCAATCGCCGTGCCTGCGTATGCACAAAAGGCACCACAGGGTGTAGTGTATGACGCTCAGATTGTGAGGGTAAACGATGGTGACACAGTAGTAATTGCTGCACCATTTCTTCCTCCACCGCTTAAACCTGAACTTGCCGTCAGAATCTATGGAGTTGACACACCAGAAAAAGGTCACAGAGCTCAATGCCCTTCTGAAGATGCAAGAGGAAAAGCCGCTACTGAATTTACAAAAAACGCAGTCACAAAATCCACTAAGCGTCAAGTTACGCTCTACGGTTGGGACAAGTTCGGTGGTCGTGTATTGGGCGATATCCTTTTAGATGGTCAATCATTACGCACCGCATTAATTCAAAACGGATTTGCTCGTGAATATTATGGCGATGCAAAGCAATCATGGTGTAACTAATGGCATCACTACATCACATATGCTCAGAATGTTCGTCAGAATTTACCATAAAGTATGATGATGAACAAACAGAATCAGACCCAATTCATTGCCCATTTTGTGGCGAATATTTAATCGAAGCAGAGGATTTTGGTGAAGAAGATGAATAAGTAACCATATGACATGGTACTTTCATAATACACCACAAGAGTTTACTGAAGAAGATATACAAGACAATTTTGGATTCGTCTATCTGATTACGCACAACCCAACAGGCCGCAAGTATATTGGTAAAAAATTCTTTACCAAGGCGGCCACTCGCCAAGTCAAGGGCAAACGAAAAAAGATTCGTAAGTCCTCTGATTGGGAAATGTATTGGGGTTCCAACAAAAAACTACAAGAAGAAGTTAAATCAAACGGACCTAGTGAATATACTAGAGAGGTCTTGCATTTGTGTAAGACCCGGAGTGAATGTGCGTATTGGGAGACTTTTGAGATATTCAGTCGTCATGCGTTACTGAATGATGGATACTACAATGAGTGGGTCTCTTGTAAAATCAGAAAAGACCACTTAAAGCTTAAAGTTTAATTTCTAAGGGGGACACCGATACTTATAATTCCAGAGAACCTAGTAAGTTCGAACCAAGGTAAAAATCAACTATAAATGCCGAAAAGGATTACGAATGGCTCGTAATAAAGCAAACACCGAAGTAATAAACATTAACCAAGCCAAATCAACCAATCATCTGAAACTACGGATTGATGACTTAAAAACATTCGAACCTCTCACAAATAATCAAAAACTATTTTTTGATGCCTACAAAAGACAAGACTACTTCATCGCACTTCATGGCGTTGCAGGCACAGGTAAAACATTCTGTGCATTATATAAAGCAATTGAAGAAGTCCTTGACAAATCAAATCCATTCAATAAAATCATTGTCGTAAGGTCTGCGGTGCAAAGCCGTGAGATTGGTCATTTGCCTGGTGATGTGGATGAAAAAATGGATATCTATCAGCAACCGTATCGCCAAATTTGTGAAACACTATTTGGCCGTAAGGATGCATGGGATAGACTAGAGGAACAACACCACATTGAATTTATCTCCACATCATTTATTCGTGGAATGTCCTTTGATGATGCCATTATTATTGTGGATGAAATGCAGAATATGACCTTTGAAGAAATTGATACCGTTATGACACGGGTAGGGTATCGTTCAAAAATTATATGGTGTGGTGATTATAGGCAGACTGACCTGAATAAGAAAAAGAATGATGTATCAGGTATTCTAAAATTCTTTGATATTGCCATGCACATGAAAGAATTTACCAGAATTGAATTTACTGCCGATGACATTGTTCGTTCATCATTGGTCAAAGATTATATTCTTGCCAAAATGCGATATGAAGATGCCGTTTCATAAGGTGAGATTTTTAAAGTATTGCCTCTAAACCATGTTGCAATGCAATATAATATACTAAATAAAAGTGTGATGCCTTCTAGGGTCACACTCTTATTATTTTATTAACTCGCTTAACTAAGGAGAATTACCATGTTATCATACGCAAATTCATTTATCGACACCGTTCAAGGTGCAAAAACTCAATTTCTGAACACCGTTGTTACAGAAAAATCTGTTCGTGAACCATTACAAGCTTTTGTAAACGCACAGACTAACTTTGCAAAAGAAATTGCCAAAATTTCCGATTCAATCTATACGCAAACTGTTGCACAAGTAGAAAAGTTTACTGCAAAGAAATAATGAAAAAATTCTTTCGCTCCGTATACCTTTTCTTTAAGGGCATTGGATATGCTCGTGCAGCCTCAATGCATGCTCGTATGGGTGACCATAAGAAAGCAGTTGAGATTATGAAAGAATACGAGAAATGCAAGTAAATAACTGGCGTCCAATGACCGATGAAGATTGGGATTGGGTCAACGGAAAAGTACCAGTTCCAACACCTGCAAAGTGAGGTTCTTTGGTTGCATACATAACAATATGCAGCCAAGAACCCGCCCAATTCCTACAAAGCGTCACTTAGAAGTGGCTTCCAAGACCAAGTCATGGCATCCAGTTGAGCGCAACGGCTGGATTATCAAATTCTCTCAATACAGAGATTCTAATATACTTTTATTTGTAATCTCCAGACACACTGGCCAGACGATTATTCGGTATTTCCCACATGAAGATGAAGCGGTATTGTTCATTAACATGGTGGTCGAATTAGATGCCGATGAGGTTTACGACCTCTAAATACATAAATAGAAGATAAATTATTCAACCTCTGATAGAGAACAAATATGCCTATTTCACAAATAGTTACGAATTCAATTGCTGATGCAAATGTGACGGCCGTAAAACTTTCAAGTGATGCTTTTTCACCACAGATTTTCAAGCCATCGATTACATCACCAGCAAATAATGCAACTGGTGTTCAAAATACCCAATTATTTACGGCAACACCTTACCTTTCATTATATGGTCGTTCACAAGCAAACGCACAATGGCAAATTTCTACTTCTCCAACATTTGCATTTATTAATGTAAATAGCACGATTACTGGTTCCAATACTCAGTTTCAAGCAAATACATCTTCTGGATTGGCAACAAATACGATTCATTATGCTCGTGTTCGTTATTCAGACGATGCTAATAATTCTTCCGAATATTCTAATACTGTTCAGTTTACAACAGCAACCGTATTTGATTTTAATGTTGACTATCTCGTGGTTGCAGGCGGCGGTGCAGGTGGCGGTGGCGGTGGCGGCCGTGAAGGTGGCGGCGGCGGTGGTGCCGGAGGAATGTTAGAATCATCTACGACAGTAGGTGTCTCAACTAATTATACAGTAACAGTAGGTGGTGGAGGAACTGGATCTACCGATAATATTGGAACAAGTGGGTCAAATTCTGTATTTGGTTCAGTAACCGCAATAGGTGGTGGTTATGGTGCTCGTGAGGGAACACAAAATACTGGACAACCAGGTGGGTCCGGTGGTGGAACAAACAATACTGGTGATGGTGGAGCAGGAATACCAGGACAAGGAAATCCTGGAGGTCCGTCCGGAGTTAACTCGAATGGCGGTGGCGGCGGCGGTGGTAAAGGAAGTGCAGGAACTGCTGCTGAAAATAGTGGTAACGGAGGAGGACCAGGTGGTTCTTCTACCAATTCAAGTATTACTGGATCAGCTGTTGCTTATGCTGGTGGTGGCGGCGGTGGTGGTTATCTAAGTGGTACTGTTGGGTCTGGAGGAGGCGCAGGAGCAGGTGCTGGTGGACCTAATGGAAATCCAGGAAACCCTGCAAGTATAGCAAATCGAGGTTCTGGAGGTGGAGGTGCCAATGGCGGAAATTCCACCGGTGGTGGCCAAGGATCAAGTGGTGTTGTAATTCTTCGTTATCCAAACGCAAGAACAATTTCAAATCCAGGCGGCGGCCTTACATATACAACAGCACCAGTATCAAGTAATACTGTTGCATCAATTACTGCCGGTACAGGCAATGTTTCTTGGAGTTAATCAATGGCACACTATGCATTTTTAGATAAAAATAATATTGTAACTGAAGTTATCGTTGGTAAAAATGAAGGTGAAGATGGTATTGATTGGGAAAAAAGATATTCTGAAATTCGTGGTCAACCATGCAAAAGAACATCATATAATACCAAAGGTGGTGTTCACATTTTAGGTGGAACACCATTTCGTAAAAATTATGCGGGAGTAGGTTACACATATAATGAAATTCGTGATGCATTTATAGCTCCAAAACCTTTCGCCTCTTGGGTTTTTAATGAAGATTCTTGTCTTTGGGAACCACCAATACCAATGCCAGAAGATGTTGGCACGGGTGAACCACCTAAAAAATATTATTGGGACGAAATTACTACTTCATGGGTCGATGTAACGCCTACTGAATAACATACAAACCCTGCTTCGGCAGGGTTTTTAATTTGCCTCTACTACATACAATTATAATGTAGGATTCCAAAATGATAGTCAAAGGCAAAGTCTCCAAATACCATCTGTCGGCAATTGATTTCTTTGCCGATGCGCTCTTGACAAATCAACTCAAAAAGCATATAATTATTCATGTGAAATTCCGCAAAAAAATGGATTGCCTAGGCCTTGTAGAAATCGAGGACTATAACCTATCAGGCAAACCTAGAGAATTTATAATGGAAATCAATCGCAATCAAAGTGAAGAAGAAATTCTCCACACATTGGCTCACGAAATGGTGCATGTTCGTCAATATGCCTATGGTGAGTTAAACGAAGAAGCAACATACTGGTGCGGTCAGGAATACGCCAGAGATTTGGAGTATCACAAACAACCGTGGGAAATTGAAGCACACGATGTAAGTGATATTATTTTTAATGACTACATGGAGAAACGGTATGTCAAGCGGTCGTGATGAAATGATGGAAAAATGGAACGAAGAATCAAGGATGAAGCAAATTGAAAGTGTTGCCCATGAACTTGATGAATATTTTATGACACTTACAAACAAATATGAATTGTCTGTATCGGCACTCAATGGCATACTGATGGCACGATTACTGCGCCTGAATGTTGAAGTTGGAAATGAAGAAAATCTCTATAAACTCTTGCAGGTCGTAATGCAAAAAGAAATTGAAACATATGATAGGAGTATTCACTAATGTTAAACGCCGTTGAAGAATTTCCAGGTCAAATCAAGCAATTAGAAAACTACATTGATATTCTCGAAAAAGAAGTCGAAAGGCTAAGAGAAAGGTGCGCTGAGTTAGAATCGCAAGTTTATGGTGGGTCGACCAAATGATGTACCAACAAGAGATAAAATTTTTCTGGCCTTTAACTGAACAAATACCTCTTGACCTAAACTATGATGAATGTGAAAAACCTAAACTGTCCGTACCAATTGACACCAACGGAATAACCTATACTGTAAATACATGGGACACAGGAACGGTCAGTATTACCGCCTCCCATTTAAACCTAGATATAGATACTACTGTTGTCAAAGTTAAAGAGACACCTAATCTATGTAGCCGTATAATCTACAAGTGCTTAGGTCTTAAATGGGAAAGAAAATGAATAAAATAAAAGAATGGGCACTAGGCCTATTTTTATTAATTGCAACGCCATTTCTAATAATGTTTGCAATGTTGGCCATGGTGTTTATCAAGTTACCAATAATGATGTTTATATTGTATAATGAGATTTGGACCGATATGAAAGAGAAACGAAAAAATGGCAAATAATGGTTGGGGTGAGCCTGATGATGATATGGATATGCCCGATTGGATGAAAGCAAGTACCTATCAAAACGGCGGCCAACCTAAAATACGCAAAGGCAAATCATTAGAGCAGATTGCCGAAGAAGTATTGAAAAAACCTGCGGTTCCAATTATAATACGAGAACCCAACATTGGAGATGGAAATGAATAATGATTACTTAGAAGAAATACGATTATCCCGTGAATTGGCCAAAGCAATAGGGCAAGAATTGGAATCATTTGGCCAGGTCGTGCCACAATCGGTCATGGTTGCATATACAAACTTGCTAAAACACTATGCGAGGGAAATTGAGAACGGTGTTCAATGACCTATTCATGGAAAGATGCCGACCACGACTGCCACTACTATTTCAAAGATGACAACGGCCTGATTGTAGGTCAAGTCCATAAGATTGCTCATACCAAGATATTTGTAGCCGTTGCAATTATTGTCAATGAAGAAAAATATCTAGGTCGTTATATTGCATTAGACTTTGCCAAGAACGCTTTGGTGAACTATTGGGACATACAAGGAAGGACATTATTAGATTGTGAATACTCCCGAGAAACTTAAACGAGAAAATGATGTATTGCTCTTTGCCATGTTAGGGAACAAAGAACTGGTCGAACGCTGGTGGCATACTCCCAATAACGGGTTTGACGGCGCTCATCCAATTGATGTTGACCCTAAAAAAGTGCAAGAATATTTGATATCTAAAGCTTATGGAGAATGGTGATGAATATATTACAGGCCGCAATTGATAGTCTATGGATGTGGACCTATGGGTTAATCGTAGGTTGGGGTGCATCCTTTACCGTTGCCGTAGGCCTCATTATCCTTCTATTCATTAAAGTCATTCATCTCCGCAAGAGATTAATTCAGTTAGAAAACCGAGTAATTACCGCTGAGAGAGAACATAGTTTCCATGTAAGAGACTTCCACGAAGCCGCCAATCATATGTCCGATAAAGGGTATGAGATAATCACACACGAAAAACAAGCAGAATTTAAACGAAAAAGGAAAACTCCAATATGAATAAGTTAGTCGAAGAAGCACCCTATCATCCAGGCTATGAAGATGCCGTAATCGATGGAGTAGTCACCAATTGGATTACCGAATACCTTGCCTATAAAGAACGCCATTTGAATACTGCTAAGAATATCATAGAATTCATTAAAGAATCTAATCGAAAATGAATCACTGGCAAAACATAGCCAACGAAGTCACCACCACGGCGCTTCCAATCCTTCCACATATTCGTTCCCGTAAACTCCGATCCGAGATACTTTCCAGTTTATTTGAATCGAAGGCCGCAGAGTATTTTAATCATAACAATATACCAGTCCAGGCCTGTGAATCCGATAGAGACCCCGACCTGACCTTTGTCACCACCAATACGCCATTAGAGATAAAAGTCACTGGTTCCGACCATACGATTGCCAAGAGATTTAAATGGATGGGCGGTAAGTATTCCAAGAGAACTTCCGACCATATGTTTATCGCCTATTGTTATACTCAACCTACGATTATCGAACCTATTCCTACGATAAAGTATTTCATTGCTAAGTGCTTTGTATCAGAAAACGATTGGAAAGTAATCGATAATGGTAATGAGAACTACTATGCTACCATCTTTACTACCGATGATATGAGCCAGAGAGAGTATGAGATAATGGTAGGGAATATAGAAATGGGTGTGTACCAATGCCAGTAGTAACCGACCTGCTATAAAACAGCGTAGGAATGTGGGTAAACCGTGGGACAATATAAAGAAAAAAGCTGTAAATACTGTAATAAACTCCATCGTAAAAGAGGACCTTATTGCTCTCAGAGTTGCGCTAATCACGATAGAGAACCAACAGAGAGAATGAGAGAGGCGATGCGTGAGGTCGCTGTTGAATACAATAAAACACCCGAAGCAATCGCACAACAAAAACTACTCCACACTGGCATATCCATAGAGGATTTTTGTGTAGATATCCCAGACTTGCCGCCAGAACTACCCGAAGGTTACGATAGAGCCGATAAGTGGTAGACCCCGCCCCGTACCACCCCTCCAGTATACCACAGAACCACCGAAAAGTCAAGTGATACCGCTTCCGACTGTTGCTTCCATACAACACCTAGAGGAATCAATAGGTTAGCCAAGGCTTGACTATTGCCGTTTTTCATGCGATAATAACCATATACTGAGAAATGGATATATTATGAAACCTACCTATGACCAATTAGTTGCTCTTGTGCAGTACCTCTCCTACCATGCTGATTATGAGATTCTACCGCTTCAAGATAAACCGAAGTCCGCCATAGAGTATTGCATAAAGAACCGAAAGTCCCATCCGTTTAGTGAAAAAACCGAATTTGATACCGATGATAATGATGCGTAAAAAAAGATCCGACCGAAATTATGTGCTGTATGCAATTACAGCGGAGACGGGTGATTCCTATGTGGGACTTACAGTTGCTCAGGGACAGGCCTTTCTCCGTAGTGTAAAGGTGCGAGTGCAGAAGCATCTAAGCCGTGCCCGTAAGGAGAACCATGACTGGACTCTATATGAATTCCTCCGTGAGAATCCCGAAGTTGCTTTGCAGTATGAGGTCTTAGAGGTGGTTCGTGGTCGTAAGCCTGCGTACCAAAGAGAGCGAGAGTTAATCGCTGAATATGAACCAAATTTAAATACTTTTTAAGGAAGGATTATGCCTACAATTGATGAAATAAACGACCTATGCCGGGAGATAGCCGAAGAAACCATGGCTGACCATGTGAATGAACTGGTTGAACAATTAGAGGAAGAAGAGCTGGACAATATGATGCTCGCCATGGGTCCTAGAGCCCACGGTCCAGATATGGATGAAGGCGCCAATGATTGTGACGGACTTTTCTATTGGGACCTGAAGTAAGTGAACACTCACATACTTTGTTGTATTCCTGCAACAAGTGGAAATAAGTGGTTCCTGCTGGTTGACAAATCGGCATTCCTATGTAATAATTACCATACTGACTGATTAATTGAAAAGGAAAAATTATGTCGAACTTTGTTTTTGCTTGTGCCTCTGTGAACGGTCTTACTCTTGCTCAAAAGCGTGAAACCATTAAAGCTCTCCGTGCTTCGATTAAAGAGCAAGTTGCTGCCAATAAGGTTGCAAAAGCCGCTGCGAAAGAAGCCAAGATTGTTGCTCGTGCTGAGAAAGCCGCCGCTCGTGAGGCGAAGAAAGCCGCTCGAATCGCTAAGTTAGAAGCGAAGCTTGCTGCGATGAAAGCACCAAAAGCCAAGAAATCTGGCAAAGTGAAAATTATCAAAGGTGTCGAAGCCTGTGCTGAGTACCTTGCCTCTGAAGAAATGAAGAGAGCTGCCTAATATGCGTACCAAAGTGATTATTGATGGATTGAACAATACCCAAAAATTCCGTGCGATTATCAACGGAGTTTTTATCGGTGATTGTCAAGTGAAGGACCTCCTTGGTAATCGCTTTCCGCAGCGAGAGCAGAGGGTTGCAGTATGGGATGCTCTGATGTATTTGGCATCCAGACGGCGCCGCCTTGGTGAGGATGTAACCGGTTTTGGCACCAACCGTGATGGTGTCGATGTTCAAGTGGATTTAATTTAAAGGAAAATATTCTATGATGCTCGTTATCCAGACCCAAGATTATGAAAACTATGCCGCTCACCAGGGCTTTACAGGTGAGTATTACTGGAAGGCCAAGGGTGGATCCGAGTATAAGATTACCAATATTCCCTCTAATGTTGACCTCGAGGAGATTGTCTCCATGGTCAGTTCCCAGATAGAGCGGAATGATGATTATTTCCAGACCTCTATCATTGGCTATGGCACCCAACCCGATGATTACCTATCCTGGTTCGAAAAGAGCCAATTAGAGTATGATGGCGAGATTCAATTCAAAGAACCGGAAATAGAATATTCCGAACTCAATGGAGAATTTGCATGATAATTGGAGAAATAATGAGCATATGGCCGCTCTTGAATCAAATTGGCCAGTATATTGAAATTTTGAAGGAGACCTTCCTTGGGTAAAGTAAAAGAATTAGTAACGGAGATTTGTGCAGCCTATGATAGTGAGGGCTTGACAATTGTAGAGGTCGCTCAGAGGTTTGAGATGACCGAGGATGCTGTCATCGAGGTGCTCAGTAATTACAGCGACACTTTCGGAATGGTATAGTATAGGCGAAAAGTAGCGGTGGAACAGTCGGAAAAGGATTGTTATAGCAGGTCTACTTTTGCTCAACAATCCATTTGCTGTTCTCTTTTATAGGCAAATTTCGAATCTTAGGCTTCGGTTGCCACAAAAATTTTTTCGGCCAGGAAATGGTCTTTAGGAGTTGGTTATGAAATTAGTGCAGGATGTATTAAAGAATCAATATGAGCAGTTGCATAGTACCTATATGAAAGCGCACAATGAGGAAGTGCGGTCTCGTATGGAACTCAATCGGTTCTCCAAAGAGATATCCCGATTGGTCAAATGGTCTCAGGATGGGTCTGTAATCTATCTTTCATACGGACAGGAAGTCTATGAGGTCTATAAGAATGAAAAGAAACAAAACAATGGTGATTATACTTACAAGGTAATGAAAGCCAAGAGAGTGATTTGCAGTAATTATTGGCGAGATATGGATTCTCTCCGTATGGATATTGTATTTGATAAACTGAAAGAATACAAATAATGGAATCTGTGTTTCTTATATTAAATCTGGTATTCACCGTCTTATTCTGGAAATGGGCAACTGAGTGTTTCGAAGATGAGGATCGGCAATTGGTTGGATGGTTCTATCTAATCGCATCGGCAATCAATGCGGCATCCTTTGCATCCGCAGTCATATAGGCTTGACCTTTCAGAGGAATTACAATATAATTGCGGTGTCGCATTTTAAGGAATTTATATGAAGAATCTACGAAATAACTCTATTACCGGAATCTATGAATCCAATGATGGACTCTCGGATGTATCGATCCATTTTAGTGAATGGTGGAATGGCGAAGGTATGGATTTTACTTTTAATGAGAAAAAGAATGTCTCTCTCCATATCGATGAACTCCATGGAATGTTTGCGTGTGCGGTAGCGTCTGGTATGGTCGACCTTGAAGAAGTGATAAGGGAATCGGCCGAACTAAAAGACCGTTCGAAAGAAAGAGAAGAAGCTCTTGAAATTTTAAAGAAAGCCTATCTATGACTGAAAAAGTAAAAGTAACGAACTCCAATGGTATTGGATTTTTTGGTCTCCTGACCATTGTCTTTATTACTCTAAAACTGACCAATTATATCGATTGGTCGTGGTGGTGGGTATTGGCGCCAATTTGGGGACCTCTGGTTCTAATTCTAATAATTGTTTTTCTTTTGGCGTTACTATCGAAATGAAACGAATAATTTTATGGCTTTTTGTTTTTGGACTATCCGTATTTTCCATTGCGACTGGTGATTTGCGAGCCTTGGCGTTTGCGTTAGGTCTTTCGTTTATTGGTGTATTATGGGATTGGATCAAACAGCGCCGGAACCGGTAAAGATATATGTTGCGTTTGCGAAAGGTAACGAAAAATGAAAATTGTAATTAATGGTGATTTCGGTGGATTTGGATTGTCGAAGTTGGCCATTGAATCTTATGCGAGCCGAAAAGGACTTGCATTGGGTAAATGGAATTCAAATTATGGATACTTTGAAGATTTTATGGAAACTGATATTCCTCGCAATGATAAGGATTTGGTCGAGGTGGTTGAAAGTCTCGGATCCTTGGCCAATGGTTCATATTCCTCATTACGGATTGTGGAAATCCCTGATGGCGTAGAATGGCATATTGCCGAATATGACGGCATGGAACATGTTGCCGAGAATCATCGGACATGGCGATAATTGCCGAAGTAGTCTTGACAATTGTACCATGTTGTTGTAGGATGTAAACGGTGAATTTTAAATTATGGAGTTTTAAATGTTAAAGCAATTAGCAGTAGTCTCTGCGGTAGTTTTACTTTCGGCATGTTCGTCATTTGGCGACAAGCGAGTTGAAAAAAATGATTCGGTTACCTCTGAGTTTATGGGTGGTGAAATTAAAATCACTTACAACAAAGATGGTCAATTTGAATCAATGACGGCATCTGGTTCGGCTCGAATGACCAATACTCTGCCATCTGGACAAGAAGAAGCGTTTATTATCGCCAAACTCCGTGCCCAGCAAAAGATGGTCGAGTTTATGAAAAATGAACTAGAATCGGAACGCTTCAAGAAAACGGTCTATGATTCATTGCAAGAAGGTCAAACCATCGGTGGTCAGGCCAACAATGAAATCAATTCAAAGATTGTTTCCAATGTGCAAGAAGATATTCGCACCAAACAAAAAGGAATTCTCAAAGGCGTTTATATCGATTCAAAGTCCTTTGACAAAGAAACACGAACCGTTTTGGTGGTCGTTAAGACTGGCGTAAAAGACATTGCAACCGCAAATCAAGTCCGTGCTTTAATGGGAAACTAAAATGAAAGATATAATTATTGTTATTGCGACCACATTGACACTTTCGCTTGTATTGACTGGTTGTGGCACAATCTCTGGAATGGGTAAAGATATTACAAGTACCGCTGATTGGACAAAAGAGAAGTTATCAGGTTCTAAATCAAAATGAAAAAACTCCTGATAGGATGTCTTTTATGGACATCCACAGTATCAGCGCAGACATTTACACCATTTGATTACCTTTCTTTAATTTTTCAAGGCATCTATTTCTCAATGAGCGAATCGGTGCCCGAAGAAATCACCGTTGTATCTAAAGGAGTTGGAAATAATCAAAACGAAGCCGTTGAAGCCGCATTAAATTCTGCGGTTCAAAAGGCCGTTGGCGTTTTGGTGTTATCTGAACAAAGCGCAAAAAACGACCAAGTGATTCGAAACCTAGTGGCGAGTTATTCTTCTGGTGTGGTCAATTCATATAAGATTGAACATTGTCAAAAAGACAAGGCGGTGAATTGTACCATAACCGCAAAAGTTTCGCCATTGAAGTTTATGCGAAAACTGCAAGGTGAATCACAAACGATACAGGTGAATGGTAATGACTTATTGGCGAAACACCAAACTGCCAGAAATGCCTTATTGCAAAGAGAAAAGATTACACAATATTATTTCTCACACATTCGGCAGTCTGGTTTGGATGTGATAATTCGTGAAGTGAAAGTAATGCCATCGGATGGTAATTTGGCAAAAATAATGGTTGATTATGAAGTCAAGTGGAATCCAGAATTCAAAAAGGAGTTGTTGAGTTTTTTGCAAAGACTTGAAAAAGACAGCAAGAACGATGGAGGATACCGAATACACATTCAATGGGGACCAACCGGTCTTTTTAACAATCGTGTGCATATTAACACCAATAATATTACCATGCAAAGGACAATGTTACGATACATGCACCAACCAACCTTTGTTCGATTCAATGAGTTAGGTCTATGCGAAGATATACACCATGATGAAGTCTTTACCATCGATTGGTATGGCGTTCGGAGACAGCGTGTGGTCGAAGTGAGTCCTGACAAGTTGCGTGGAATTCAATCAATTTCCGCCTCGATAGGATGCGCTTCCTAGACTGTTGCTTTTTTGCAACACCAGCAAGGAACGCTGGTTGACAATTCGGCAGATTTGGCGTATAATTATCCTATGATAATTGAAAAGGACACTCAAATGGACTATACTGTTGAAGTTTTCAAAAAAGATGCTCGCTGCAAAAATGGCGAAAAAATGTATATCAAAATCGATTATGAGAATGTAGCAAAAGAAGGCGTGGAAAAGTATTGCAAAAAAAACTATCCGTCTCCTAAGTTCCGTTTTGAAATTTTCGAAACATGGGTTACCAAAAAGAATTTGCTAAGTGGTGTGGAATTTACGGAGCGTTATGATACTCCGTATTATTGCTCGCCTTCCTCTGAATCTTACTGGAGTATGTAATGTCCAAAATTGTGAAAATGTTAGAAACCCGCCGTGCTCGTGCTGATATGATTTCGGTTGCTATGCGTGAATTTGAAAATTCTTGCCGTGAGCGTTACGATTCGCCTTATGCCTCTATGGCAGGTGTATTCGAATCGATGTTAACCTCGCTTGCTGCTGACCGTTTAGAATCTACGGAAGAGGTTGTTCGTCAATTGAAAAATTTGTCCAAAGTTAAGGAGATTGCATAATGGCTTATATGAACCAAGAAAAGAAAGCGGTGATTGCCGCCAAAGTAAAACCAATTCTTAAAAAGTATGGTCTGAAAGGTTCGCTGTCGGTGCAAAATCACACCGCAATTAGCCTGAATATTAAATCAGGTCCTATTGATTTTGGTGGTGACCGAATTCAAGTAAACACCTATTGGTTGGATGACCACTATGGTGACCGTCCAAAGGCACTTGCTGCTTTGAAAGAATTGAAAGAAGCGTTAATGGCGGCAGATTATTATGATGAGTCCGATGCTATGACGGATTATTTTAATACCGCTTATTATTTTTATATCAATGTTGGAAAGTGGAATAAACCGTATGTTATTTCGGTGTAAAGTAAAATGGGTTGCTACTGCGGTCACCTTGTGTGGTGCATTGGCGACCGCCTTGATGTTCGACCCTTTGAATATTTGGTTACTCAATTTGGGTGCCGCTTTATTTTTGTGGTGGGGTTTTCTAATCAAGGATAAAGCAATGATTACGGTTAATGCAGGTTTGTTGTTAATTTATATAATTGGATTGTGGATAAGAATATGAGTAATTTCGTAATTGCTTTAATGATTGTAACCGCAAATGGTGTCCAAGAGGCACCGAATACATTTTCAAGTTTGAAGGATTGTCAGGCAGTATCCGCAAAGTTGAAAGTGGATTCTTACTGTGTTCAAAAACAAAATGTGGATATCGATAAACAATTGACCTTTATGGTTCAAATGTTAGGAAAGATGAAAAGGCAAATGGATGAAGAATTTGCAAAAAACAATTAAACCAAAGAACCTTGTCGCAAAGGATTTACGCAGTCCTAAATATCGTATGCGAGTTGTCCAAAGAGAAAAAACTTACAACCGCAAAACTGCAAACCTCGCTTTGCGAAAGGAACTTTCTTATGGATAATATTAAATTACATCCAAGTGAATATGATGGGATTTATTTTCTACCAGGTGAAAGCGATGAAGAATTAGTTATTAGTTGTTGGGAATTTAAAGCAAATACGGAATATGCAGGTGCAACACCAATTGAAGGAAATCAAATTGGTAACATGTATCATATTGCTTTTTTTCGTAAAGATGAAGAAGGCAATCCAATATTTGATGACCACTATGAGGCGATTCTTGGTGATCCTGAAACCTATATCAAAGGGTTGACAGGTGCCGGGTTGTATGGTTGCATATTAAAGAAAACGGAGAAATCAGGCAAATGGTTTGAAGAATACCTCAAAAGAGCGTTGTCTTATGTTACACTTAAAAAACTAAAGACCTATGCGGAATCAATTGCAAACACATAGAAAGTGAGATTATATTATGCCTAATTGGTGCAACAATACATTTGAGTTGGTTGGTCCTAAAGAAAAGGTTCGTGAATTCGAAGCGTTTCTGGATGCTAACAATGGTAAAGATTGGTTTGATTTTTTCTTACCGTGTCCACAAGAGTTAAAAGATGTTGGTAATGTATCATTTGACCACACCAACGAAGAACTGGTTAAGAAATATGGATATGCAGATTGGTATTCTTGGTCAGTTGATAATTGGGGGTGCAAATGGAATTGTGATGCTCAAGATTGGGAAGTGCAAGATTATGATGAACAAAACCTAAGTATTCGATTTTGGTTTGATTCACCATGGGGACCACCCATTGCATTGTATGAATCCATTTCACAAGACGATTCATTGACTGTTTTTGGCAATTACCATGAAGAAGGAATGGCATTTGTTGGTAAATTTGAATATGGTTGTGACGAATCATACGAATATTCTGATTTAGAATCATTGGAGGACATTCCAGAAGATATTGTTGATGAATGGAATCTCAGAGAAATGCTCGAAGAGCGTGAAGAATGGGAAAATGAAGATGAGGAAGAAGAATGGGACGCTGCGGCAGCGCTCGATGAGATTGTTCCACCAGATGAAGAACCAAAAGGCAGTCAGGTGAACACTCCTGAAGGTCGGGAATGGTTGCGAGGACTACTCCGTGATGAAAAAGTGACAATTATTTTCACCAAAAAAGACGGAACCGAGCGAAAAATGGTTTGCACACTTGCGGAATCAAAAATCCCAAGTGAAAAATCACCAAAAAACACCGGGAAAGCGCAATCTGATGAAGCAATTGCAGTTTTTGACTTAGAAAAGCAAGATTGGCGAAGTTTCCGTTTTGATTCCGTGAAAAATATTGAATTTACTCTTGGAGAATGATGTGGCAAAAAAGAAAATGAGCAAAAAAAAGAAATTTGTGGTCGAAACCGTAAACACATTTTACGAAATCCACTTGGTTGAAGCAAAAGATGAAGAAGAAGCGAAGTTTATTGTCGCAAATTCTGACTATAATGCTTCAAAGTGGTTAGGACAGCAAGTAGCGAACATCAGCGAGTTTGCTGAAAGTGATTTGCCACGACTACAAAGTGTGGATTCTTACTTTTTTGATGGTTATGCAACCATTGAAGATGACAAGTTGCTCTATCGCAAGATGGATGGCACGCTGAACCATGCTATGCCACAAGAAACCATCAGGTAACAATGAAAAAAAGTTAGGCAAACAAGAAAAATGAGCTTGACAATTACTAAATACTTTGATACAATAACACTATTATGAAACATTCGATACAACATTTAACAACCACGCTCTGTTCCATGCTATCAACAGCATGGCAGGCCGATTATCGCTTACCAAGAAGCGAGAATAACGGCTTTATTGGAGTGCAAGGGGTTTGTGTATAGATTAACATAGTAGTAACTTACTAAACACAAACCCTAGTCTAAAAAACTAGGGTTTTTGTTTTATTGTTCTTTAAAAATTTGAATTGATTTTGTTGGGGATTGGTGTAATGGTAGCACAAGAGCCTTTGAAGTTCTTGGCACAAGTTCGATTCTTGTATCCCCTACCAAATAGTGGAAGTGTGGCAGAGTCCGGTTTATTGCAACAGTCTTGAAAACTGTCGTGTCGAAAGGCACCGTGAGTTCGAATCTCACCGCTTCCGCCAAATTGGTGAGTTGGCTGAGTTAGGTTTAAGGCAGCGGTTTGCTAAACCGTCAACCAGTAACATGGTTCATTGGTTCGAATCCAATACTCACCGCCAATTTATGCATCGGTACCAGAGTGGTCTAATGGCGCAGTCTGCAAAACTGTCGATTCGTGAGTTCAAATCTCACCCGATGCTCCATGCACCGTTCGTCTATCGGTTAGGACGATGCCCTTTCAAGGCATAAAGGCCGGGTTCGATTCCCGCACGGTGTACCATTTGGGTTGCGAGTAGCATTGGTGACTACACCTGACTGTAAATCAGGCGCCTCAGGCATACGGGGTTCGATTCCCTGGCAACCCACCATAATTAAAAATGTGAGCGAAAGAGTAAGCAATCCTAATTGTCAAGGAAGAACACCATCCTGATTAGACCACTTCACTATTGAAGTTGCTGTATGCTGAGACAGCAGGCGAGGTCAGGAGAATCAAATGAGATTCTTAAACACACGACAATATTTTTAATTATGGTGATGTAGCATAACGGTAGTGCAGTTCCTTCATACGGAAAAGGTTGAAGGCTCGAATCCTTCCATCACCACCAATGGGGGTATAACTTAGTGATAAAGTAATCGGCTTTTAACCGATAAACCATGGTTTGATTCCATGTGCCCCTACCAATATGAAAACACATTAGAGATAAGCAGGAACTGGTTCGAAACAGGTCGCCTCGTTTAGTGTGTTTCTATATTGGTTCGTTAATTTAATGGTAGAATACCTCTCTGTCTAAGAGGTTGCAGGAGTTCGATTCTCCTACGAACCGCCATTTTGTTGCGGGATATAGTTCTGGCGAACTAATCAGTTTCATATGCTGAATAAAGGTAGGTTCGATTCCTGCTCCCGCTACCAGTTTTATAACTATAACAATAAGGAGATGTATGAAAAAAAGACAAAAAAGTTTTGGTTTAAAAGTAGAATGTAGTGATATGCCCTTTGAAAAAGCACTACGCATTTTTCGAAAGAAAGTTGATAACAGCCGTCTTTTGAAAGAAGTTAAGGAAAGACAAGAGTTCGTAAAACCTAGCACCGAAAGAAAACTTGCACATAGTCGTGCAGTTAAAAGGTGGCACAAATATTTACGAATGAGTAGAGTTTAAGTTTTATTGCCTAGTAGCACAGTTGGTAGTTGCGCCTGACTGTTAATCAGGATGTCCGTGGTTCGAGCCCACGCTAGGCAGCCAGTTTCGCCCCTTTAGTTAAATGGTATAACAGTTGATTTGTAATCATCTATTGGCAGTTCGATTCTGTCAAGGGGCACCAAAACAACCCGTGTGTAGGCTAGCCCGGTCAAGTCACTCCGTTTGGGGCGGAGATATCGCAAGTTCGAATCTTGCCACACGGACCAAGTTATGGGGGATTAGTGCTAATGGGAACACATCTGGTTTGCAACCAGAAATTGAGAGTTCGATTCTCTCATCCTCCACCAGTTATACGCCCTTAGCTCAGTTTGAATAGAGCAACTGGCTACGAACCAGTAGGTCGGGAGTTTGAATCTCTCAGGGCGTGCCAGGTTTTAAAGGAGAATATAATGGCAATTTTACCTGTCATCGTCATTATGATTCTTTTGTGGTTTTATTTTAGAAAGTTTTAGGATACTTACAGCAAACAAATTTTCCGATGATAACGGAGAGGTCGTTGGTTCGAGTCCAACATTACGCATTGCGTGATTAGCTCAATGGTAGAGCACTAGAAAAAGTATCCTGTTGTTTATAGCCGTGTAGCTCAGAGGAAGAGCAATCGCTTGATAAGCGATAGGTCGACATTTCGAAACTGTCCATGGCTACCAAATATCTCGCTGGTGTTAACGGCAGCATAGCGGTCTCCAAAACCGAAGGACGGGGTTCGAATCCCTGGCGGGGTGCCAATTTTAAAAAGAAAGTGAGTAATCATGCGTAAGTTAAACTTAGAGGAAGTTAAAGCTTTTATCGAAGCGCAAACACCTGAAACCAAGATATACATTGGTTGTGATTCAGAG